TAATCTTATCAAAGATTTTCTTGCCAAACTTGAACAGAAAGACTTTGCCTTCGTTCTGAGGATTAGCAGGATCCTTTACAACATAGATGTTACTGATGTAAGACAGTTTACGCTTCTGCTTACGTGCTTGCTCTTTATCTACTTCACTACCACTGTTCCAGAGAATGCGATTGTGCTCCGAAACAGGATCTTTACCACCAAGCGTGGTCAGACTGTTCTCAATATACCAACCTCCAGGACCTTGGAAAGCATGTGACCACACTTTTGCCCAAGGCAGTTCTTCGCCTTGCGGTGCGGGTAGAAAACGGATCACTGCATAACCGTTACCTGCTTTATCTACTTCTGGTTTCCATACACGATCATCAGCACCACCAGTGGTGCTCTTATTCATTTTTTCGATCTCGGTTGTCAGTTTAGAAGTCAAACTGCCAAGGCGAGATTGCTTCTTTAGATCTGCGAAAGACATAGGATTTTTGTATTCGTTGGATTGGGTGGATTGAAATCACCTGTCACATCATAACACCATATTTATGGGTTGTCAAGGCGTTTTTGTAATCCTTCAAGGGTTCTTCTCATATTGTTAAAGATGATTGACATATCAACATCTTTAAATCCCATTGCTGCTGATGTGATCTTAATTTTTTCTTTCATTTCCAACGCTTCTGGATCATCAGACAATGAAAGTCTTGTCCACATTACTTCTTGTTTGTCCAGTAGCGTCTTTAGTTTTTCAATGTGTTCGTTCTTTTCTTTGTCGCTAAATGAACTGAACTGAATAATGACTTCGTATAATTCTTTTTGAATTCTAAAGATGCTTTCCATCTCATCACGGATAATCTCAGACTGAAAAAACTTACCCATTCGTCTTCTCCGTTAATCTTTCCCTCAAATATTGTTTATATTTGCTGGTATCAATATTTAGAAACGGTGCATACTTCTTTAGTTTCAAACTGATTGCTTCCCAAATTGGGTCAGTAAGTTTCTTATCCAAATTATTCCCGAAAAGGAATATTTTATCAAAGATAGTAAGAGTTTCTATACTAATATTCCCGCTCAGGAAATTTTTTAAAATTGGTGGATGTTGTTTTGAAGTATCAAACAATTCCTCTAGGCTGTATTCAGACAACATATCCTCTGCTTGCTGCTTGAACTGGTAGAACAAACTTTGTTGCCTTCCTTGCCAAGATGAATAAACACTTTCACCAGACCGAATAATTTCACCAATCCACAATGCATCTGGATTATCACATGCTACAAAGTTAGCAACAAAGAATGCTTTAATTTCATCATCATTATACTTCCTTGACATTTTTTCAAAGAAGTATCTGTCTTTTCTCTTATAAAAAGAATTCAAACTTGCTCTAGACTTACCAGCATATCTAAAGTAATCATAATTTTTTCTTGTGAAATGCTGTTTAAATGCAAGATACTGTTTGTAAGTATCAAACGGGTTCATAATTTTTAAGGTTGAACATTTCAACTGTTTTTTTCTGTCCTTTTAACTGTATTTTAGCAGCATATTCAACTTTTGGTCTACTTGGACACATATTACATATCCAACCAGGTTCTACAACTTCTTTAAATGAACTTCTAAGTGCTTCATCAGTACCATTAATGCTTGTTGGTTTATATCCAAGATATTTTTGCCACTCTGGATCTTCTAATTGATCTGTGGCTGCTAAAGATTCTCTTAGATATGCTACCATGGGACACTTCCATAAATGTCCATTATAAAGTTGAGAATTTGCACAGGTACAATGTTGAAAACTTGCTGTTGGATCATTATCTTCATGCGGATAGTATTTTATTGATCCATCTTCATTAAACTGATATTTTACTAGATCAAACCAAACTCTTGGTTTATTATTAGGTTGTAAGTATGCTTCACTTAATTCAAATGTATTATCAATATCAACTCCACGCTCTATCAAGTATTGAGTAAACTTATATCCATTTTCCCAATCCTTTTTACCTGCTTGGGTATATGGTGGGCGATGAAAAGTAAGTCTAAAGACAACACCCTTTAGCATCTCATCAGCAATCCATTCTTTTTCTTGAAGAAGTCTAGAACCATTACTGAATAATTTTACATTACAAGGTTGTGATCCACGTTCACCATAACAAAGTTCTCTTACAATTTTTGTAACTTCTTTTGTTCTTGGTTCTAGTAATGGTTCTCCACCAATAATACTAACATGACTCCAAACATAAATCTTTGGGAGAATATTTTCAATATCCTTTATTAACTGATCAATATCTACAGAACTTTTTCCTGAAAGCAAACTACTGTTATGATTACATCCTCTACAAGAAAGATTACAACCATTCATAGTATGAATACTAAGAAGTCTTGTTGTTGGTCTTTCTTTTTCTAACGCAACAATTTGTTCGGGTGTTACTTGTTTAAAATTATCTACCCAAAATCCTTTTAGTTTTCTAACATAATCAACCTTTGCCTTCAGTTCGTTATCCATTAGATAAAAAATTTCGCTTTAGAAGTTTTTTTCAAATAATTTAGGTTAGTTGCATTCCACTTTAGTTTTTCTTTTAATGGTTTTGAAATAAGTTTTACAATCGATTCAATTTCAATATTATTTTGTTCGCAATAAAAACAAATTGCTTCAATGTAATTCATACCATTATTATCTTTCACAATATTCTCAATATCATTGGTAAATTTATCTTGACATAGGAATTTGCTTTTTATAATTGATTTGATTTCACTTTTTGTAGTCATTTAGTTTGTCCTCCACAAATTTTTGAATGTACTTAACTAGTTTTCCCATATACTGTTTCTTATCATACTCTTCATAAACTTCAACTTCACCATTTTCACATGTCATAATGATAACAAGTTTCTTTACTGGTATCTCAGTCATTTCATAAAACATACAAGCATAAGCTGCTGCTTGCACGAAATAATTTTCGATCCATTGTTTTGGTTTTGGTTTTTCTGCAGTCTTAAAGTCAATGATTGCAAGTTCTGGAACACCAGTTTCTCCTGTATATTCTGCAATGCAATCTACTGTTCCTGCAACACCCAACTCTTTACTGTATAAAGATTTCTCAAGAGCGTAAATATTATTTATATTCCCAAGGATTTTTTTCGCCTGAGTAAATAACATCTTCGGTAAAGGATCTGTATCTGGAACGTCCTTGTTCCAAAGAAAGTTTTCTATGCAAGTGTGGACTTTCGTACCACGAGATGTGGAACGTTTAGAAATACGGTTCGCTTCTTCTTCACCAACCCTTTCTCGCCACTTGACAAAAATTTCTTTATTGTAATGAGAAGTGACCGAGGTAATGGATACCATCGGTCTACCTTCTACTGTATAATAACGAACTCCATCAATCGTTTCCCGTTTCAGTGCAGGAAACTCAATATCAACGTGTTGAAACATCAAAGACCCAAATTAATTTTGTTTAGAATGTAACTCTTGACAAGTCCAGATCTTACGATATCTTCAACGCCAAATTCGACGCTTTCAAATTCAGGCATCGCTTGAATAATTTTCATAAAATCTAGAATACCATTTCGTTCATTGGTTTTAATAAGGTCAGACTGCGATGCATCACCACAGAAATGGATCTTACAATTTTCACCAACTCTTGTAATTATACTATCTAATTCGTGAAAATTCAAGTTCTGACACTCATCGACGATGATAATACAATCATCTAGTGTAGTTCCACGGATGAAACTTGTAGACCAGAACTTCACACTTTCTTGTGTCTTAAGATTACCCCATAACATTTCAAAGTCATTGTCTGTAGGTAACTCAAACATATACTTTACCATATTCTTATAAGGAATTTGGTAAAGGGAAGATTTATCTTCATGATCTCCTGGAAGGAAACCAATTTCTCTTGTAGCAACTAATGATCTTACAACTACAACTCTATTGTAAGGTGTCAAAGGATTGAGGACTTCTTTCAATGCAAGATACATGGTAATAAATGTTTTACCTGTTCCTGCTGCTCCGTAAACAAAAAGATTTTTATCTTCTTTATAAGCGTCAAAAACTTTTGTTTGGTTTTGTGTTAGCGGTTCAATATCGACCATCATATCGACATTGAAAGGTTTTTTTCTTTGCATTTGCTTTGCTGATAGTCCAGCTCCGACTTGGGAAGAAGTTCTTTTTTTCCTTGAGGACATATTAGAAGTGCGTTGTTTTCTGAGGCTTTACTTTTGAACCAGGCATCTTGCTGACTTTGTGAAGGATTTCATTCCATCCACCATCTGTCTTACTATAAACATCGCCAGTACCACTAACGGCAGCAGCAACACCAGCGGACCAATCTTTATCCCATTCGGGATTGTCTTTTCTCCACTGCTCATAATCAGCGACAGACATAACAAGTTCCTGTGTTTCCCCAGTTTCTAAATGTTTTACAGGATATATGGGCATAGTTATTTCAATTCGTAAATATTTATTGGGTTGTAATAATTTTTTTATGGTTGTTGATTTGTAATGCTGCGCTAAACTTCAATGGTTTAGCAGTACACATGTTACATATTTGTTCTGGTTTACTAGAGTTATCACAGAATTTTACCAGATCTTCATCACTACAGTCAACTGGTAATCCATCTCCAATAAAAGGTTTCCAACAATCATCTTCTAATTGTTCAGTGACATAAAGAAGTTCTTTTAGAAATGCTGCATTAGGACATTTCCAAAGTTTTCCATTATAGAGTTGTGGATTTGGGCAAGAGCATAACTCATAACTTTGTTTTATGTTGCTATGAGCATAAGGATATACCTTACCATTAGACTGTTTGATTGAATTGAACCAACGATCTTTCCCATCATGATGTTCTGTGACAAGAACTTTAGAACTCTTTACCTTATTAATGTTCTCAATAACTT